AACCCCTGGAGAGATTCTGGCGCTAGGAGCCTTCGAGGGAAAGTATCTGAACGACTGTGTTCTTGAGTTCCCCGCCGAGTGGTTTCTCGTGGCAGGAAGTCTGGGCAAGCTCCATCCTGAAGGGCCCCGCATCGAGGCGAACTATTTCCAGATTCTTTCACGCCTTCCTCTGGACTCCTGGCACAAATCTGGATGGATCCCTTCCTCTAGTCACGTCATAGCGAAACAGTATCCTGGCCTTTCAGATCCCGACATCAATCCTGATGAAAGAGGCTGGTTCCAGTGGTATTGCCGCTATTGGATGGGCCGTCGTTCTCCAGAGATTGATGCTATACAAATCAAGCGCTGGAAAGCTTTTGTGCGTCATGCGGGTGCCATACGCGCGAATTGTGAACCGCATGATCTCATGTGCCGGCCAAAACAGCGCCAGGCTCTTCTCAACTGGGCACACGACCCCTTTCTGTGATGAACGCAGTCACCCTTCAAAGAATACCCAGCGCCCTCTCGGCATAATAGACGGCCGTGAAAATCACGCCGCCCCACATAGTATCGGCTATTGCGAACCGCCAGTCATAGTTCACAAGAGTCGCCAGATTCGTCATATCATAGACACCATATACGGAAGCTCCCATGAGAAAGGCCGAGGTAGCCGAGGTGGGAATCGTCGCGAGATAGGCGAGGGCAGCATAGACGAGGATGGCGGGCCCTATGCGCAGAGTGGCATCTTTTCCACCCTGAATACCGCGCACCATCGTCGCTACATACGGCTGTGTGATAGTGAGCCACGGAAGATCGATCAGAAGAATGAGAATCATGCGCGCGACGAATGCTAAGACTTCCTTCATACTACTCTTGCGTATCCTTTCCTTTTCATCAAATCCACGGAAATCTAGATGGCAGAGGTTGTTCGCCTCGAGGGATTCAGTGCTCCACTCAAATGTCAGCGTATTTGGATTTGCGGTAAACCCTCTACGCTGGGTCAGCAATTGCTCAGCCGCCTATCGGCAATTGAGGAGGAGCTGATCGGCCGTGGTCGCAAAGTTCTAATGATTCAAAACAGTCGCGAAATCCCCATGAGATGGTCGCACAAAGTCCAATGGGACGCGACATTCAGAATCCGCGATACACAAGATCTTCGTCTGGCGATGACCTATGTTCAGAATGCCGTGAAACCTCTGCGTGTCGTCTGGATAGGGGATGAGCCTCCTATGGCTGTTCTCAACATTATGGCACACAATGAAGTCACCTTTGTCGTGGGCAGCATACAGAATCCCCGTCTTTCGTGGTCGGCGATTTTCTGGCACAGTTCAGCCGATCAGTCTTTTATCGAGGAGGGTCTGAATTTGCGGATGGGCACACAGGTTGTTCAGAAGGCGAATATTGGAAATATCTTGAAGGAGTTGCGTGCTTCTCAGGTCGGTCTTGTCTGGTCCTCGATAGGAGAAACAGAGAAGACAGGATCCATCTATTGGTATGATGCCGAGGAGTCGAGTGGTCCTCCTCAAATGGAAAGGCAAGATATCCTGGATTCACTGCGTGAAATAACCGATTTCTTGTCGATTAAGCTATAGCGCAGCATCTACTTGCGGCTGAAGAGCTTGAAGGTGCCCTTCTTGGCGACATAGCCGAGCTTGCGGAGGCGCTGGATCGCCTTCTTGCCGGCCGCGTGCTTCTTCTTGCTGACGACACGGCCCGCCTTCGTCTTCATCAGGTCCTTCTTGACCAGGCCGCCGGGTGTGTGCTTGGCCGTTCCGTGGAAAACCTGCGCCATGGAGCCCGTCGTCACCTTGAAAGCGCCACCGTCCTGTCTGTTCTTGCGGGTAACGTTGTTGGCAGGCATCTTATATTTATACGCGAGATTTTCTTGTTTTGCTGCTGCGACGTTTGCTGCGCGTATTGCGCGTCTTACGACTCTTGCGGGCTCCTCCAAACTTAAATCCTGGAAACCCTGGGAAGCCTGGGAAGGATGGAAATGTCGGCACTACTTGAGCAGCCTTGATATTTTGAAGCATTTTATCTTGTTGATCTTGAACAGCCTTTTGTTGAGCAGCCATGATATTTTGAAAGGATTTATCTTGTTGAACTGGAAATCCTGGAAAGCCTGGAAAGGCCGGTTGTTGAGCAGCTATCGTATTTTGAAACTTTTTATTTTGCTGAGCTTGGGCATTTTTCATAGTTTGAAGCATTTTATCTTGTTGAGCTTGAAAGTCTGGTAATGCCTGAGCGACTGGTAATCCCTGAAAGCCTGGAAAGCCTGGAAAGCCTGGAAAGGTAGGCACTACTTGAGTAGCCTTCGCATTTTGAAGCATTTTATCTTGCCGATTTCTGGCATTCTTCATATTTTTAAGCATTTTATCTTGCTGATTTTGAACAGCCTTTTGTTGAGCCGCCATCGTATTTTGAAGCATTTTATCTTGCCGAGCTTGGGCATTTTTCGCATTTTGAAGCATTTTATCTTGTTGAGCTTGAACAGCCTTTTGCTGAGCCGCCATCGTATTTTGAAGCATTTTATCTTGCCGAGCCTTGGCATTCTTCGCATTTTGAAGCATTTTATCTTGCTGTGCTTGAGCATCTTTACGCATTTTATTTTGCATATTAGCAGCAGCTTGGGCATTGGCAGCAGCTTGGGCATTGGCATTCGAGGTATTGATCGAGGTATTGGCCTCGGAGTTATTCTCGGTGTTATTAGAATTATTCTCAGAATTATTCTCGGTATTATTCTCGGAGTTATTAGAATTATTCTCAGAATTATTCTCGGTGGTATTCTCAGAACTATTCTCACTATTGTTCTCGGAGTTAGCAGAGTTATTTACTGCGCCGCCACGTGTAGACTTATGAAGTGCGCGTTTTCTACTTACTGTGACACCAGCCTTTCTTTTATTGCGTATAAGTTTAACAGGAGACATCCTATATTTATATTTATACGCGAGATTTTCTTGCATTGCGGGCCTTGCGAGTCTTGCGACCCTTGCGTCCCTTACGCGCTCCTCCCCTCGACGTCGTAGGGGGCAGATTTATATAAAAAATAGAACCGCCCGAATTTGCGCCTATTAACATTGTATCGCTTACATCGACATTGGCGAGAGAGCCAGACGCCTGTTGCCAATCAGTACCGTTCCAGATAAAGATATTGCCATTTGCATCGCCACCCGCAATCTTCGCCCCTCCAGTCGAAACAGAGATACTCGTCAGGCTTCCAGGCTTACGCTCCCAATCACTTCCATTCCAGCGGAAGACAAGGGCGTTGCCATCCACACCCCAGATGTTATTTGCATCTCCTACCGAGATCTTTCTGAGCTTTCCAGGGACATTCTGCCAGTTGCCATTGACAAGACGGAAGATGTCATCACTGCCTGTTACGCACCAGATTGTTCCATCAGAGCCAATTGAGATATTTACAGCACTGCCAGGTAAACCTTGCCAGTTTCCATTGACAAACTGATACATATTACCGCCAGAGTTGACACCTACGATGTTAGCTCCATTGGCACAGTCTACACCGACGAGGCCACCAGGGATATTCTCCCAGCCTGATCCCTGGATATAATTGCGGCGGAAAATGGCCTCGCCGCTCGTTACGCCCCAGATCCAGCCATCATCACCAACACTGACCTGTTTGAGGTTTCCATCGATACCATTCCACGAGCCAGAGGTGGCGGCGGCAACCCAGGCACCAGGTGCGGGCGTCGTAACGGCGAGAGCCTTCGGCTTCACGTTAGCGGGGAGAGCAGCGTTGCGGCATTCCCAGCTCCAGCTACCACCATCTTTCCTATAACATTCTCCATTCGGGATCCAGTTTCCACCAAGGGCATCGCATTCGGCATTTGAGAAGAGACGGATGTCTGCTCCATTTCCTCCTTTGCCAGGATATCCCATGCCTTCGCATGTTACAGGCAGGGGTGTGGCAACGGGTGCTGCGGCAGCGGCAGCAGCGGCATTGGCAGCAGCCTTAGCATTCGCAGCAGCTTGGGCATTTGCGGCAGCCTTCGCAGCAGCCTGGGCATTGGCAGCAGCCTTCGCGTTAGCAGCAGCCTTTGCATTGGAAGCAGCCTTCGCGTTAGCAGCGGCCTTCGCAGCAACAGCCTGAGCATTGGAAGCAGCCTTGGCATTAGCAGCCTGAGCATTGGAAGCGGCCTTCGCAGCAGCAGCCTGCGCATTACTAGCAGCCTTGGCATTAGCAGCGGCCTTCGCAGCAAGCTTAGCATTACTAGCGGCCTTCGCAGCGGCAGCGGCAGCAGCGGCAGCACCCACGTTCACATTGGCACTCGTATTGTTTACATAATTTCCAGAGTTATTCGTGTAGTTATTACCCGAGTTATTGCCTGAGTTATTCGTGTAGTTGTTACCCGAATTATTCTCAGAGTTGTTCGTGTAGTTACCCGAGTTATTGCCCGAATTATTCTCAGAGTTATTCGTGTAGTTACCAGAGTTATTCTCAGAGTTGTTCGTGTAGTTACCCGAGTTATTAACCGAGTTATTAACCGAGTTACCCGAGTTATTCACAGCGCCACCGCGCACCGTCTTACGAGTGGCACGCTTTCTACTTCCTGCTCTTGCCATTACTATATAGTCTTTACATTTTTAGACGTGGTGTCTCTCCACGATCGATGCGGTCAATGAGATCCGCCATATCCTTCGGAGAATAGACGCCAGCAAAGTGGACGAGCCAATCTCCCTGCTCCCACAGAGGCTCTCCAGGAACACCACGAAGATACGCATTAAACATCTTGTGCTTGTTCGTAATCTCCGTATGCGCAAGGTCGTCAGGAACCGTCTCCAAAAGCTTAATCATCGCGGCATTCTCCCACCAGATATGATAGGTCAGATCCGTCTGCTGGTCAACGCGCGCCCAGAAATCCCGTGTCCATGCCGTATTTCTCATGAGAATATTTCCAGAGTTCAAATGTGCACAGGCGTCAATACACATCAGCATATCCTTATCCGACGGTAGAAGAGGGATCATCTGTTCTTCAACGCGCATGGCAGGATTCGTGATATAGACATCCGCATCTGAGAGCCAGACAAGAGCCCCCTCGGGAAGCTTCGAAAAGGTGTCCAGAAGAAAAGGAATCTTTGACCACGGGATAGGCTTGTCGCGATTCCAGTGCTCCTCTCCACCCTCAATGTAGGTATACCCGTGACGTGCGGCATAGTTCCTCTTCGAATCAAGAGCCTTGGACAGCTTCTTCCGAAAATCGGCGCCGATCACAAGTGTAAGGATTGTAAGGCTCATCTTCAAGACTATATAATATCTCATTTAGACCGACATCAGTAAAATTGAAACGCGAACAGTCACACCTATTTTTCACAAACAATGACGTATACCTATAATCGAGATGAAAATGGCCTCTTTGTTTGCCCTCATTGTCCTGAGAAAAAGAAGAATCAGAACACTATGCACTATCATCTGAAGCGTCACGCAGATGACCTTCCTTTCGCGTGTAAGACCTGCGATTATAAGTGCCAGTTTCAGCAGACTCTTGACAACCATAAGGCTGCCAAGCACCCTGAATCTGCCGAGGCGAAGAAGGCGGTTATGTATAAGTGCCCCATGGATGGATGTGCCTTCCAGACTCTTACACAGGGTAATAGGGTAATTCATTTCATCCGAAAGCACTGTAAGGCCGAGGTTGATCAGATTCTACACGAAAATAGTCTTTCCTGTAAAATCTGTAAGAAGACATTTCAGTCCAATACTTCTTTCCACTATCACGCAGCCTCTTGTATTACTTTGAAGAATACTACGCTGATTACGCATCTGCTGTCGATTAAGCACTGACGTCGTGAGTTAATGTCAAACGACTAATTTTAGACTTCATCAACAACCTGGAGTTGAAGAATGACATTATAGATATGATATCCAAGAGCACCAAACGCCGTAATTGCTAGGATCTCATATGCTGCCCTCGGCGTCTTTTTTCCATAATATCCGATATAGATCATGAGCGGGGCAATAAAGAGCACATGGATGAGGTTAACCCAGGCATAGGAGGAACCGGCCACCAGTCGCGTCATCGCCTTGTATCCGTGATAGAGAAAGACGAAGAGACCGAGGGCAAACAGGAACCAGTAGACCTGATCTGAGGTATTGGCTCTCTGAAAGGCAACGTAGAGGAAGAGGGGAACAACGAACAGGATGTGGAATACTGAAAGGACCACGTGATGATTCATTCTACAGTGATAATTTAAAAATATTATTAAAAGTTCTATGACTAATCTTAGAGCCGTGACAGTAGAGCCGCCGCGTGCTCAAGAGCCCCTTCCATCCATCCCTGGCGAAGACTGAAACTCTCTCCGCAGACATAAATCTTTTTTCCAGGAAAGGGCTCAAGGGCCGCAGCACTCTCTTCTTCGGGGGAATACTCGCCAGGCGTCCAATAGGAAACACCATAATCCCACGGATGCGGCTTGAAAAACGTCGGCACAGGAATCTTTCTTTCAGGAAAGAGTGCTCGGAGGTCACGGAGCACCTCAGTCTGAAGACCACGTTCTCCATCCTCGTCGAGAATCTTCATATAATGCTTCGCAAAGACGTCATCTGTGTAACTCACCATCGCCACCGACCTTTCAGGCGTTATTGAGATGGGCAAGAAATAGCGAATCGGATTCGTCGTCACAACACGTGTGAGCCCTTCGAACCACGGAGTATCAAAGACAGCGTAGATGCGGAAAAGGGGCGGCATCTCCACGTGCTTGAGAAGCGGCCATCCGCGAAACAGGGCGAGTTTCTTGAGCGCCCCGTGATGAAGAGCCAGGATAATACGTCCAGCTTCTATCTTGCGAATAGGGCGTGTAGCACCATCTTTCCAGGAGCCCATGCGAAAGTTCGCCCAGCCCTCGCCGCATTCGATGAGTTCATTCTGAGGAAGAATGACGCCACCTCGTTTGACACAGTCGTCTGCCATCCTACGCGTCAATTCGCTGAGACCCTCTTTACAATAGGTATATCCCGCGTGCGACTTCATTTCGCTGAAGAATTCTCTGAGGGCCATATCCGCACGCATGACGACCATCTCGGAATGATAGGGAAAGCGGTTCATCCACTTCTTCGTCTCCTCCTGACCATGGACCTTAACAAGAAGCTCCTTGAGCGTATGAGTCGCCAGTATTTCAGGAGAAAGAGCACGGAGAGATCCTAGGACTACCTCAATCGCCGGTTCAAAGTGATTCTCTTCATACTCGGCGACCCCTGTTTCTCTGTAGACGAGGCCAGCACCTATCGGAGTCGCATGGAGCCCATATTCGCGGATGAGCTTGTGAACCATTGTGTGGCTCGATGAAATACGTCCAGCACCGATTTCCCATTGTAGATCTTCTTTGGTATATGTGACGGCGCGACCACCGAGTTTCTTGTATTTTTCGCAAAGAAGAATTCTTTCTGTAGGATTCTTCTTTAAGAGTTCTCTCATTGTGTAGAGGCCCGCCAGGCCTCCACCTACAATCAGCGTATCGTAGGCCACCATTCTACTTCCAGTGATAATTTAAAAATAAAAACTCAAGGAGTTTTTATTTTTAAAGTTCTATCACTAAGTTAGTCGTTGGACATTAATTTTAAGAAAGCAATGGCTTTCTTAAAATTAAGTCACGACGTTAGCAGTTACTAGTTATTTTATATCAACCCACGACGTTAGGCATAGGGAGAGTCCGCATCCAATCCAGAATCTTCTGCATGTCTGAGGACTGGAGTTGCCCCACAATCTTCTTCTTTGAGATTGCCAGAAAGGCAGGGATTCCACGAATGCCGCAATATCCAGGTGTGTAGTTATTTTCATCTACATCGCACATATACCACTTGATAGAAGGAAGAGTGCTGTCCATAAGGGCCTGCTTATTGATTCCCTGACACGGCCTACACCACTTTGCCGTAAAATAGATAATACAGAATTCAGGAACAGTTGTTCCGTCGTCGTTCTGACCTAGTAGACGCTCGAACTGCTCCTGATTTACCAGATGCTCCATTCTGTATCGTGATAGGGAAACAACTTTTAGGCAACCTGGGCAAGCTCGGCAGGAGCACTGCGACTAGCAGAAAGGGTGAAGCCAAGTCCAGAAAGCAGCAGCAATGTGCCGAGGACAAAGACGTCTGATCCGTTTGTCTGGCTAGAGCTACCCCCACCTCCTATCTGCTTTATAAGATTCCCAGCAACTCCCTCAACTGTCGGCATTGCTGCTGGGGCTTTCATTCCCATAGAACCTGCGACCTCACCCACTTTTCCAGATGCTATAGATGCGATCTGCCCTGTGATTCCTCCAGCCCCTGTAAAGACGCTGAAGAGGGAGTTAATCGCAAAAAGAACTATACCCACCGTTGCCGCCAGGACAACCTTCTCTGCCCCGCTAGCAAAAGTTCCAACGGGCCCAGACTGTTTCGCCAGAAGATCGAGGGCGAGGTAGAGTCCACCTCCGCAGCAGACAAAGAGGATATTGAGAAAGATCTTTCCACGTGCGTCGAGCTGATCGGCACTTTCTACAAGGCGCCCAGCACCTATTCCAGCCTTTCCATAGAAGGGTATTTCGAGACCACGCTCAGAGACCCTCTTCGCATCAATGCTCTGTAAGACATCAAACACATACCATGAGCCAAAGGTCAGTATATTGACAAATCCCTTCGCCATTCCTGTGTAATTCGAACCAATGGCGAAGTGATCAATTCCTGCCATGCCCGTTAAGGGGAAGGCAGCAAGCACACGATATAGCCAGACCGGAATTGTAAATTCTGTTGAAAACAACGCCGACATCCCTATATCGTGATAACTAAAAAATAAGTAGCTTTTGAGCTATTTATTTTTTAGTTTATCACTACCTAATGCTTATATAGTAAAGACAAGTCCTCCGAATCCGTTTACGATACGTAGAATATTGTGATTCGTCGCATAGACACGGACAGTTCCATTGCCACGTGGAGGGGCGAGGGAGGCATCAGGCGTCAGGCCAAGAGAGAGCGTGATATTGTCGATGCGCGAGGCATTCATGCTTCCACTCGGCTGGAGGTCCTCAGGGCGAAGAGCAAAGCTATAAAGATAGATGAACTCGTCGTTCGGCACAACAGTGTGATACTGCCACGGCTGAACAAGACGGAAATACCCAGCATCGCGCTCATCAAAGCGGTCCTGGCCGTCAAAAGTCATGATCGCGCTTGCAAGCAAATCCTTGCGAATACCAATCTCGTGCGTGGCAAGAGAGCTGAAGTTGAACCACTCGTGATACTGCGCCATGATATCGCGCTGGATGAGCCAGATGAACTCGCGGCACGGATGACTGAACTCCAGGCGGACATTTGCCGTCGTCATACCATTGGGGATGCTCACTTTCGGCGTAAACTGTGTCTGCTCAATGAGATACTCGTGCGAGTTCGCCACGAAACGGCGTCTCTCCTCCACGTCGAGATAGATGTAATCTCCCCACAGTCTCATATCCGTGATCTTGGCAGGCTGAACCGCCGTAGTCGAACAGTTCTCAACCAGCTGCGTGCTGTAGAAAAGCTGCTGGAGAGGTCTGAGCGTGACGATAATGCGGACAGGGTGATACTGCATCGCGATAAGAGGAAGAAAGAGGCCAGGATTCTTATTGAACCAGAAGCGCAGAGGAATGTAGAGCTTGAGGCCCCCATTCAGATTCGGCGTCGTGTAGGCGTCAACCTTTCCAATCATGTCGTAGAATCCATTCTTCTTATCCGTTGTTGTCGTCAGTGATGACCAGACCTCCATCCACTCGCCCGTCTGCTTTTCGATCTCCTGCTCTCCAATCTCCACACTTATCTTGTCAATGAGCGCGTGTCCGATGGAATTACAATAGGACGCAGGGCTTCCGTCGGTATGATACAGTTGCGGAAGTGTGACCTCGAGAATAATGGGGCCGAGCAGATCGCCGCGACGAGGCACGAGACAGCTCAGACGCTTTCCAAAATCAGGATCACCGTCAAAATACATATGCTGCGACTCCATGGAAAAGTTCGTGTAGCGACGGTAGACCATCTTGAACCATGTAATCTGCGGATTTCCTGTGAGAAAGACATCCTGTTTTCCCTGTGCGACCAATTGAAGAAGACCACCTCCTCCTGTCATACTCTACTATTCTCATATCAAAATCTATAGGCTCCCCCCGCAACCACTTAATCACCAAGCAAGAGTAGAGAACATGGATCCGTTTGCCATGAACGGTAGGTCAATTGACACAGATTTACTCATCCTCCGGAGTCTCTTCGCAATTGATGCGTCGACAAATCTGCCAATTTCATCACTTTATATTCTGGCCACGGATGGCCAAGGAGGTCTCAGCTGGCAGGACATCTTCACAAATATATCCTCCTATTCGGGTATTACCGATGCTGGTGTGGGATATCTCCCCTCCACGATAAATTACATCAACGATA